GCCACGGCTGTCAAAGCAGTAGACGCAACAGCCATCCAACTGATTGAAGTTGGACCTGGAAGATACGAAACTCAGGGACATTTAGATATGCCTGATGATTGTGTGATCAAATGCGCCCATCGTACTGTGATAATTTTTCCTGAAGTTGGCTACGAAGAACGCAATGTTTTTCGCATGGGGTCTGGTTGTTTTATTGAAGGTTTTTTGTTTGAAGGGTTTAGTTTAGACGATCTCACCAATCCCTCAGAAGGATTTGCTGTGTCATTCAGACCCGGCGCTGTTATTCGACGTACTCCTTACGCACACAAAATTGCAGTGCGAACTGTTCCAGATTGGACATCGGTACCACCACCATTGGACCCATTCAGCATACCACCCAATCCATTTGTACCTCGTGGTGCCGGAGTGGCCTTGGCCGACGGCTTGGTGTGTTCACCATACAGCATATTCCCCAATATCATGACCTGGGGCGCCACACCAGTATCGGCCAATGGCATTGGATACTGTGCCAAAAACGGTGGCCTTGTCAATGCCATCAACGCAGTCAGTATCTGGTGTCACAAGCATTTTCTTGCGCTCACCGGCGGTCAAATAATACTATCAAGTTGTAGCACTCAATTTGGTGACTTCTCCATGTGGAGTGAAGGATTCCGTCAAATTGTTGTGCCTGACGGGGTCAGCAGTGTTACACTGACCCTTGAAACAGCTTCGGCTTTAATCATTGAGCCACTCAAGGGACCCGTTGGCACCATTGTCAATGCAACCTACACAGCACTCAATACCACGGTCGATCCTGCCACCGGAGACGTTTACACCTTTGGGTGGACCGCCGATGATCAACTGACATTTCGCAGTTATGGTGCCAATCTTGTCCAGGTCCTGATCTGGGTGTTGGCCAGTGTAGACGAACTGCCCATGGAAAATTACACCAAGACATTTTATAATACCATGGGAACGCCATTGTTCACCAGCACAAACTTTGTTGATGCATACCTATTCGCATTTGCGTTTATCAGAGATTATGTCAATGCTTTGCCGGGACTGAGTGCCAATGCCATTGCCATTGTTACAGCCTTGGTTGATGAATCTCTTATACCAACCTTTACTACTCCGGTATATACTATACAACCCAGTACTATTTCTGCGGTTGGCCACACTTGGTCTAGTACACTGGCAGGCGTGGCACTGACCAGGATTCCACCAGCATTCAACAGAACCAACATTGAAGCCAGTATCAGAGAAGTAAATGATGGCCAGGTAATTGCCAGCGGACAGGACGATCAGGGAAATGCCTTGTTTGTGGGCGGAATGACAATTAATGCCGACACCGGAGAACTGTCGGGACCACCATTTGATTCTGCAGTAGGTAGGATTGCTACAAAATCTGCCATTGCATTTGGTAACTTTTAACATGGAGCAATAGATGTCAAGAATTGTTTGTCGTACACCGTCCACAGGATTGCCTGAAACACTATATTTGGTAGATGTTCCGGTCACAATGACCACACTAGATGGGGGTCTTACTGGAGCAGATGCACCGGATTATAGTGTGCCAGATCCTTCTAACCAATACGAAGTAAGAGATCCCAGCGATCCTACACGGGCTATTTTGCCAGGACAGATATTTTTCCTCACACCACTGTCGGTCACCAACAAAACTGCATCAGACGAAACCCTGGATGTGCAGATACTGCTGGAGGGTGGCAACACCACCATCAGTCTTGGCACTGTGGTGGTTCCGGCCTATGACACCGCCTATGTTCCCCTCAACGGTAGAAGCCTGCTCAAATTTGATGCCAACAGTGTCAATGGAGACCAACTACAGGTCAGCGCCAGCACTGCCAACGTGTTTGACGTGGTGATATCGGGTGACTTGTCACCGGCCAGTCAAAATCTTGGAAACGTTACAATCATACCCACACCATAATGGCACGCTTACTTTCCGGTCGCGTCGCGACTACTCCGCCCACAGAAGTTCCGGCCGATCGATATGATTGGACTGAAACCAGTATCTCTGAACCAAACTTGGGCGTGCCCGCAGCCAATGGATATATTCTGGCATCACAAACAGACGGCACTAGAAACTGGATACCAAACGCAGGCGCAACTGGACCACAAGGACCACAAGGACCACAAGGACCAATAGGTGCTACAGGCGCAACTGGACCACAAGGACCACAAGGACCTAACGGTGCCACAGGCGCTACTGGTCCACAAGGACCACAAGGACCACAAGGACCACAAGGAGCAGCAATTATTATTCTTGGCAGTGTGCCTAATGTAAACGTTGTTCCTCCAGGAAACCCACAAACAACTTTAAACGCAGCATTTCCAGGTGCTGTGGCCGGTAATGGTGTTATCGATGCAACCACTGGCGATTTATGGGTGTATGATGGTGTACTTTGGAACAATGTAGGACAGATTAGAGGACCACAGGGTCCACAGGGACCACAAGGACCCATTGGTGCAACGGGCGCCACAGGGCCACAGGGCCCACAGGGACCGCAAGGGCCCACTGGACCACAAGGACCTGAAGGTGCAACTGGACCGCAAGGACCCACTGGACCACAAGGACCCGAAGGTGCCACCGGACCACAAGGGCCCACTGGCCCACAGGGACCACGCGGGCCACAAGGACCCATTGGTGCCACGGGTGCTACAGGACCACAAGGACCACAGGGTCCTCAAGGACCAGTTGGTGCCACAGGATTTTTAGGAGCAACCGGACAAGGCGCCACTGGCGCCACTGGACCACAGGGACCACAAGGACCACAAGGGCCATTCGGACTTACAGGACCACAAGGACCACGCGGACCACAGGGACCCACAGGACCACAAGGACCAGAAGGAGCCACTGGATTTACTGGTAGCACTGGGCCCTCGGGTGGCCCAATCGGAGCCACTGGTGCATCTGGGCCCTCGGGACCACAAGGACCACAAGGACCAATTGGTTCCACAGGACCATCGGGCGGTCCAATTGGTGCCACAGGCGCCACGGGCCCACAAGGCCCACAGGGATTTACCGGCCCACAGGGACCAGAAGGTAGCACTGGAGCAACCGGACCACAAGGACCACGTGGGCCACAGGGCCCACAGGGACCGCAAGGAGCCACCGGTCCAGGAGCCACAGGCGCCACTGGGCCACAGGGCCCACAAGGACCCATTGGTGCCACCGGACCACAAGGACCACAAGGACCCACAGGTCCTAACACGGCAATCAATGCCACATCTCAATCTACTAGTTTATCTACATTCTATCCTGTGTTTTTATCAGTTGCTGGAGTAGCAGTAGCTCCGTTGGTCGACGACAATGCAGCAAATGCTGTCAGTGGACTTACTTACGTTCCGGGCAGCGGCACGCTGACATCGGCAATTTTTGCTGGCACAGCCAGTTCGGCCAGATACGCTGACTTGGCAGAAAGATATCTGTCAGATCAGACCTACGATCCAGGCACTGTGATGGAGTTTGGCGGCGCCAAAGAAGTGACCATAAGTCAACATTCGCATTCTACGCGAGTGGCTGGCGCAGTTTCTACCGCACCTGCTTACGAAATGAACACAGGATTAGAAGGTGAACATGTGGTGGCCATAGCCTTGACTGGTCGTGTGCCTTGTCAAGTGGTTGGTACCATACACAAAGGTGATCTGCTGGTGTCCAGTGATATGCCCGGCGTGGCTACTGTTTTAGATCTGACAAATTATCAACCGGGTTGTGTGTTGGGCAAAGCTCTTGAAGACTATGATTCTGACACAGTTGGCACAATCACTGTGGTAGTAGGCAAGACCTAACCTGTTTGGATTTGTTGTTCTACCACGGCTATTTTGGTTTGAACAGCATCAAAGTTAACAGTGCTCCACAGGCCAGGATGCATGGGTTTTGGCCATACTCCTGAAGCAATCCAGGCATAGCCCTGATGTTCGTGATTGAGAACAGGTATAAATTCCGAAGCAACGCTGCAAAAAAATGTATGGTATGCAAAACCGTGATCGTTGGTGGTAAACTTTTCCAACGGCACTAGACGCAGATATTCAGGCATTGATCCTAGTTCTTCGCAACACTCTCGTTTGATAGCTTGAATCAATGTTTCTCCAGGCTCAATCCTTCCGCCGGGCAGGCCCCAGGTATCTGGATGTTTTGGATCATTGCGCATGAGATACAAGTATCTGCCAGTGGCCACAGCATAAAACCAAACACCTACTGCATTTACAGAACTAGGCTCCATTGTCCTCCCGGATATAGACCTTGATAACTCTTGACCCAGGCATTAGCGATCCACTTGTATTGAATGCTTGTGGTTAGGTTGGTTACGTATTGTATGTTGTTGGGACTACTGTTGCTGGCAAAGCTGACTGCCCAATGAGTTCCTGTGTATTCAATGATGTCGTTGGCCTTGGCCACCAATGGTTGATTGTTTTGACCTTGCCAAGCCACTGGAGATGTAGTTGATTCATTTGATCCGGTATCTTCGGTCAGCAAGTATCGTTGTCCCTGTGCAGGTGGTGCCAGTCCTGCGTTGGGCCCACTGAGCAAAGGATTGATCACAGCATTGACTGGTGCCAGGGTGTTTGCTGGCAAGGTATCTGGATCCACGTTAAACAACAAAAATCTATTGTCAGTGGGGTCATAGGCAACAGTGCCTATGACTTCGGTGTCGTCTTCTTGTGCTAATCTCACATAGCTAATACCGGGCCTTAGCACACCATACATGCCCACAATGGCCTGCCACATTAGATCACTGTCGGGGCTGTCGGGTGGCGCCAGACTAGTATTGGGTGGTTGAACGACTTCAGATTGTTTCAATGCCTGCAACCTGTTTCCAATCAACAACACTTGATAACTGTAAGGTGTTATCACTTGACGAGTGCCCAGCAATAAATCATTGTTCAACACTGCATTTGAAGCGTCTCCTTGGGCATCAAATATCTGAGCAATAATGCGTTCGACCACACCCAGTTTCTTGACCTTGGCTGGACTTGAAATCCAAATGGGCAAGGCAAATGTTAGAGTGGCAATATCAATGGGATTTTCTGTGCCCTGAGGTATGACACGACTGGTCCACTGTGTGCTTTCTAATTCCACAATGCTGAGGCTGGTCCAATCAATGTAGTTGTCGGTGCTTTGTATTTCCAGGCTGGGATTGAACAACACCAACATCTGTTCAAGTATCTGCATTTTTTGATTGGTGTTGCTGGTCCAGATATCCAATTTTAATGTGAGCTTGTAAGGCACGGGCATCAAACGTTCAATAGTAAATGCATTACCTTGCGTGGTTTCGTAGCTGTTGGTGGCTTCGTCGTAGGTTCTTTGACGCACATTGATCTTGCTGACAAAGTAAGGTTCCTGCATTCTAGGACGGTCATAGTCAAGACCAGAAATATAAAAAGTCATCAAGGGTGTAGCTGGCATGCCTGACGCTGAATTTTCTTGCAGGATGGTCTGTGCTTGTCGGGTGGCATCGCCATACCGTACTGGTACACGAACCAATGTGTGGTCAGTGCCTTCTTCGTTGCGACCATACTCTACTTGGAAGTTTGAAAAAATCCTAGCAAACTGCAATAGGAATCTGCGTATCTGTTCGTCGTAAAAAAATATAGGAGTCAGTGCTGGCATGTTTATCCTCCGTTGTCGGCTTGTGGTTTGAGTATTTCACTCAAGCTCTGGCGACTTGGAATCAAACCACGATCATTGGTCAATACCTGATCGGTATTGTTGACAAAGCTGGCACGCTGGGTCTTGGCATCGGCTTCAAAATCTAATCCGGTGCGCACAGCATCTTCAATCTTGACCCATCTAGCACCATCGTAACGAAACAATCGATTGGGGAAATAGTCCAGGCGCAGGGCATAATCGCCTACTACCGGATTTGGTGGGAAACTTACCCCTGGTGTCACCGGCAAGCCATTGGGTGGTAGTATGCGACCCGTGGTGGGATCCACGCTGTTGCTGAGATAGCCCATGGTGTAACCAAAACTTCTGGGTGTGGTCTCTAGCCCGGCTTGAGTACTGGCAGTACTCACTGTGGTACTGTTTGTGTTGACTCCGGTGACAGTGGCAGCTGGTTGGCCATCAGGGAAAGTTGGCAAAATATAAAATTTGGTTATGTCATATCCACTGAGTGGTAGTTCAATTTCGGCCTGAGCCAATATGGCATCATTCAGTGCTAGATCTTTGTTGCGAGTGCTGGCACTATCACCCACGGTGTTGGGATTGGTGATCAAGGTCCAGTAAGGTTGACCGGTGCTGGGATTTACAGCATCAATGGCAGTACCGGCTGGCACATTGCCGTTGGCCTGATAGTAAACATCTCCGTAGTTGACCCGGGTACCATTGGGATAAAAATTGCCCGGATCCCAGATGTTGTTGGTCACAAACGGCTGTTTCATTATGTCCTGGTACTCTTGTGCGTTGACCAAAGGTGTGGCTTTCACACGCCACAAGTGCGGCAACCAGGTTTGACTGAATCCTTCACTGGCAAACGCCGCATCCTGTATCACGTAGTATCTGGGCAAGGGCAGGGGTATGCTGGAATTTAAAGGATTATAATCTTTTAAGTTGGGAAACTCTAACACATCACCACTCATGAGTTTGCGACCAAACGTATCAATCATATCGTTGTAGTGAAATGTAATAAACAAGGTATCGTTGTTCAAGAACAGACCAAATTGCGTGAGATCAAAATCAATGTCTTGCACACGGTACACACCACGCATGACATAGATGTTGGGATCGTAGGCTCTGTCACGGTTTTCCAACAACAACAGATCTTCGATGAACAGGGGATTCAGTTCTTCACGAACCGGTATGGTTATGTCGGCATCGCCGGGATCACCAGTTTTTGGACCCAGATATTTGTGTACATAAATGTCAAGGCCACCCACGGTGTACATCTCACTGATATTGCGATCAATGTATTGATAATCGCTGGTACGATTGGGACGGTATAGACTCAGGCGTGGCATAGTAGTATATTTATGGGCCGATTTGACCAACAACTACAAAGCCAGTATAATTACTTGCATGGATGAGTTGTATCAACGATTAGATCGGGCAGAACGCCAAATAGCCACAATCAAAAACAAAGTTGCTCGCAAGGACTTGTTAAAAATGGTCAAAACTGTAGATGCAGCCATGGTGGCCGCAGACATGGAAAGTGTGGAATGCCGTAGGTTGCATCGAGAAACCGCACGCCACAAGGAATTGGTGCAAAATGCCACGGATCTAATTACCAATCTAGAGCAACACCTAACATTTGCGGCCTTGCTAAACGGTTGACCAAAAATGGCCCACATGCTATAATAATACTTTACACTTAGGAGAGCCCATGAACGCACGAGCCGCAACTGCGATCAAGCCTTTGAATCCCAAAGGTGCTGAAACCAAATATGTTGGGCACGAGCCTGACTGGAAATTCCAACCCACAGAAGAAAATCGCATCAGTGCATTCAGCAAGGCCTTTGCCTGGTACAACTATCACTATGGCAAAAAAGATGCCAAGGACATGCTGTGTCAGTACCTGGACATCAATCATCGAAGCAAAGACGCCAAGCTCATGCGTGGTATCCCTGACAGCCAGATTCGTTTGACTCCAGCCTGGGTGTGCAGGATGACCTTGATGGGCCTGACGCTCAATGAGCATGAACAGTGTATCATTGACGAGCAGATCGCCACAATGCTAAAAATCAAACAAGAAATAAAAAAGATCATTGACGAAAACGAAGTGGCTGTAGCAAAACTCACAATACAAGATCATCTGCGTGAGAAAGTGAGTGAATGTGCTGGCGAGCTGGAAGGCATGTTTGATGATTTCATCCGGGACGGTGCCAAGATGAGCGCAGACTGGAAACCCATTGCACAGATCCGTGGCATGAACATCAGTCCCAACATGGTGGGCACCATTGCCGATACCTGGAAGATCAAGTTGGCAGAATTTGAAGAAGTATTGGTCGGTGAAGATGCTGATCTCGTAGAAGGCTACAGCCACCTTAACAAAAATCAAATCAAGCAGTGCATCAAATTCATTGAGCAAGTCATAGCTGACTGTGGAAACTATGTACAGATCAAAAAAGTGGAACGCAAGCCCAGAGCCAAGAAATCTGTCAGCCCAGAAAAACTCGCATCCAAATTTAAGTACATGAAAGACTTTGCCGAGCTCAAGCTCACAAGCGTTGTACCAGCCCAATTGGTCAATGCCAGCGAAGCCTGGTTGTACGACACCAAGAAACGCAAGTTGATCCATGTGATGAGTGACAGTCACCTGGGTTCGTTCAGCGTCAAAGGATCAGCTATTGTGGGCTTTGATACCATGCAAACTGTACAAAAAACTCTACGCAAGCCCGCAGAACAGCTCAAAGAGCTACTAAGTGGGGGCAAACCTGCGGCTCGTAAAGTGTTCAAAGACATCAAGGCCACAGAAACCAAGTACAACGGGCGTGGCAACGAGAATCTAATCATACTGAAAGCCTGGTAAATACAGGGAACACGGAGTTCCCATGGCACAAGCAGAATCGACACTACAAACCCTCAAACAAACGCTGATTGATTATGTCCAGTTACAACTGGGCAGTCAGATCGTTGACATTGAACTAGATGACGAACACTACGAAGCAGCCTACCAAAAAACCATAGGAACCTATCGCCAGCGGGCACAAAATGCCTATGAAGAAAGCTATACTTTCATGGAGTTGGTCAGAGACGTAAACATCTATACCTTGCCGCAGGAAGTGATCACGGTACGCCAGATCTTTCGCAGGACCTTTGGTGACAGCACAGGACCATTTGCGTCAAACTTTGATCCGTTTAGCCAGGCCAGTATGAATGTGTATCTCATGAACTTCAACGTGGCCGGTGGCCTCGCCACTTATGATTTTTATGCAGGCTATGTGGAATTGGCAGCCAGAATGTTTGGTGGCTACATGAACTACACCTGGAACCCAGTCACAAAGAAACTGCAACTGATCCGTGACCCCAAGGGCACCGGAGAGAATGTGTTGTTATGGTGTTACAATCTCAAACCCGAAGTAAATCTCCTACAGGATTTCCAAATCAGTCAATGGATACGTGACTACATGGTGGCCAATTGCAAGTACATCATTGGCGAAGCAAGAGAGAAGTTTGGTACCATAGCTGGTCCACAAGGTGGCGGCACACTCAATGGGTCGGCCATGAAAGCCGAAGCTCAGGTCCAGATGGATGCTCAAATTGAACAACTCAAAAACTACATCGACGGCAGCCAGCCCATCACTTTTGTAATCGGTTAACGCACAGTAGATTTAATCCTAAATCCATGCTATAATCAAGCATGAGCTCACTGATGATCGACATAGAAGGCCTGGCCACTGGTCCGGATGCCACCATACTGACCATAGCCGCACAGAGCTTTGATCCGTTTGGCACCGGCTACTATGACCGTTGCTACTATGCCAGGATCACTTTGGAAAGCCAAGAAAATCGTGCCATTGAAGAAGGTACCTTGCAGTGGTGGTCAACTCAGAAAGAAGCACAGACAGAAGCCTTCATGGAAGAAGGGCGTGTGCCGTTGGACCAAGCCTTGGACAGCCTTTACAAATTGGCCTGGCAACACAAGTTCATATTCGCAAACGGGCCCACGTATGACATGAACATCTTGGAACACGCCTACAAGAGTTACGGCAAACCCTTGCCCTGGCAATTTTACAATGTGCGTGATGCCAGAACCATCTACAGTTTATGGCCCGAGCTACCACGTCCTGCTACCAGTCATCATGCCCTTGAAGACTGCCGTAGACAGATTGACATGTTGCAGGCCACTCTTAGACACCTAAACGTAAAGGAAATCAGATGATCATTGGAGTATGCGGACTGATCGGTGCAGGCAAAGACACCATAGCAGACTATCTAGTAAACATACATCAATTTCGCAGAGAAAGTTTTGCCAACACACTCAAAGACGCTGTGAGTGCAGTGTTTGGTTGGGATCGTGAACTGCTGGAAGGGCGTACCAAACACAGCCGAGCCTGGCGTGAGCAAGTGGACCCATGGTGGGCGACCCGCTTGGACATGCCCGATTTGACTCCAAGATGGGTGTTGCAATACTGGGGAACTGAAGTAGTGCGTAGAGGGTTCCATGATGATACCTGGATTGCCAGCCTGGAAAACAAACTGCGCAAGACCACAGACGATGTGGTGATTTCAGACTGTAGATTCCCCAATGAAATTGCCGCTATCAAGCGTGCTGGCGGTGTTGTGGTACGTGTGCATCGTGGCCCTGATCCTGAGTGGTATTGCCTAGCAGAAACAGTGAATTCTGGCCCACAAAACATGGCCTGGACCACCAGCAAGATTGAGCTAGAAAAATATGCCATACATGCCAGCGAAACTGCCTGGATTGGCACTGAATTTGATGCTGTGGTAGACAACAATGCTACCATGGACCATCTTTACACACAGGTCAACGATCTGGTTCAAGATCTCCAGGCCGCCATGGTAAATCACTCTTAGCAATCTCTATCACGCAGTTTTGACACACAGTTTTTAAATTGCGTAGTGTATTGTTGTTAAGATTGCCGTCCATGTGATAAACCAAGAGTTGTACAGAATATTTTGCACGAAAGCCACAGCGATCGCAGATGACTTTTTTCTTGTAACCTGCTGTTTTCCACCTAGGATCAACTGGCTTGAGTCTGCGGCCGCGCCTGATACAGTGCTCACACAAACGTCGATACTGTATGCGGTCAGCACGGTGATAAGCCACAGCTCTAAATCGTTGATTGCAGGCCATGCACATGGGTCTCATAGGTATATTTACCCTTAACCCTACTGGGTAGGGGAGCAATCACGGCTTGTTTTTGCCTTTTTCCATAAATATCTTTAACTAGAAAAAGGAATTACCATGGCACTAATATCACCCGGCGTAGAAGTCACAATCATTGACGAAAGTCAGTATATCCCTTCCGCTACCAATTCGGTACCTTATATTTTACTGGCCACAGCACAAAACAAAGTCAGCGGCGCCGGAGTTGGCGTGGCTGCTGGTACTCTTGCTGCCGAAGCCAACAAAGTCAAGCTCATGTCCAGCCAGCGGGATCTATTGGCCACATATGGCAATCCCTTCTTTTACAAGACCACTGCTGGCACACCTATCAACGGCTACGAACTCAACGAATATGGTTTGTTGGCTGCTTTCAGTGCCCTGGGTGTATCCAATCGTTGTTATGTACAACGTGTGGACATTGACCTGGCCGAACTTACCGCTACCCTGGTCCGCCCAACTGGAAATCCTGACAATGGAACATACTGGTTAGATACTGCCAACACGGCCTGGGGAATTTTTGAATGGAATTTGGTCACTGGTGCTTTTGCAAACAGGATTCCATTGGTAATCACTGATCCCAATGATTTAGAACCAGCCAGCACAGTACCATTGCAAAGCATTGGCAGCATAGGCGACTATGCAGTTGTGGCTACCAGCACCCAGAATCCCATTTACTACAAGCGTGGAGGTCCTATATACCCCACACAAACCAGCGATGTGACCTTGGGCGATTTGTATAATACCTGGGTATTGGTTGGTAGCGATGACTGGAAAACAGCTTGGCCCACAGTGCAAGGCACTCTGGCACCCACCACCTTGACAGCAGGCAACACCATCACGATCAATGGTAATCCGGTGGCTGTTCCTATTGCTCCAAACAACACCGTTGATGGACTCAGCGATGCCATCAACTCAGATGGTATACCCGGAGTGTATTCTGCAGTGATCGGTGGCCGCCTACAAATTTATGCTGACAGCACAGCCACCAATGACGGCAGTACCGCAGGCGAAGGTCTCGTATCACTTGAAAACGGCATTGGAAATCCATTGGCTGCTTTGGGCATTGCTCCAAGCGAATACGTAGCCACAGATTATCTAGCTCAATACAGCTATAATGCTCCACGTTGGGGCTCTACACAGACCAGTCCACGTCCCACTGGATCAGTGTGGCAGAAGATCAACAATGTGAATTTGGGGACCAATCTTGTGGTGAAAAGATTCAACAGCACACTTGGCACCTTTGTTCAACAAGGCTGCCCGGTTTATTTCAATGATGCCTATGCAAATTATGGACTAGATCCTTCGGGCGGCGGCAGTGGCATCCCAGCCGGGACAACCTATGCCGAGGTAGATGTTTTGGCCAACAGTACCGGCAGTTTTACTATCTATGAAAAATTTGCTTCGGGTCCTACCATAATCACTGGAGCCGACAGCACGCCTGGTCCGTTTACAGTCGGCAACACATTTACCATTGCGGCTTCACAAGCTGGAGTGCAACCAACCTCACAGGTTACATTTTCCACACCAGTCACTGCAACCATTGGTGGCACAGGTACAGCCGTAGATTTTGTCTCTGCAGTGAGTGCGGCTGCAGTGCCCAATGTCAGTGCTGCCATTGCTAGTGACGGTTCTATAATAATTGAACATAGCCAGGGCGGCAGTATCCAATTGATCAATACCATTGGCAGTCCTGTTACCACGGCTGGATTTACTACCGCAGTTCGTGGAGTAAGAGTCAACTACGTCAATGGTGGTGCTTCTGGAGTAGTATTGAGTAATTGGGTCGGAACTCCAACATTTACCTATATTGCCAGCAACACCGCACCGGACCAAGATCCAGCCGACGGACGTTTATGGTATTACAGTGCAGCCACCACAGGCAGTGCAGATATCATGATTCAGGATGATGGTATTTGGCAAGGTTATCAAAACGTCACCAATGATGTACGCGGAGACGACCTCAGCAATACCAATGCCACTGGACCAATTTTTAGTACCACGCCTCCATTGACACAGACTGACCAAAGTCAAAGTGCGTTGGTCTATGGTGATCTTTGGATCAACACCGGAGATTTGGAAAATTATCCAGTGATCAGTCGCTGGAGCAATGTGGATGGAACAGATCAATGGCTGTTGATTGACAACACTGATCAAACCACACAAAACGGAATCTTGTTTACAGATGCACGCTGGGCTCCCAATGGTACAACCAATCCCATCAGTGATCCTATCCCAACTATAGTGAGCTTGTTGACCAGTGACTATCTGGATCTTGATGCACCCGATCCTAGCCTGTATCCACAAGGAACCTTGTTGTGGAACACACGCCGTAGTGGATTCAATGTCAAGGCATTCCAGGTAAACTACTTTAACTCCAGTGATTTTGCAGTAGACGCTTATGACACCACCACTGCATACGTTTTCAACGATTTTGTAAACTACAATGGTGTGATCTATGTGGCCAAACAAAGCACGACCGGTAATGTACCAACTAATACCACGTACTGGGCAGAAATAGAAACCAATGCTTGGGTTTCACAAAATCCAGTCAAGGCCGACGGTAGCCCATACATGGGTCGCCAGGCACAACGTGTACAGATTGTCCAGGCTCTTAGAGCCGGTATTGATACCAGTACCACTGCAAGAGAAGAGCAATTGGTTTATAACTTGATCAGTTGTCCACAGTACCCGGAATTGTTGCCCAACATGGTGGCACTCAACAACGAACGCAACAACACAGCATTTGTTGTGGCAGACACACCGTTGCGCCTGAGCCCAGAAGATATTTTGACTTGGTCCAGCAACAACAATGGACTGGGACTCAGCACAGGCGACGGATTCCTGACACGTGATGTGTATGCTGGCGTGTTTTATCCAAGTTGCCAGGCCACTGATACCACTGGTTCTCTAGTGGTACAACCACCCAGCCATATGATGATCAGAACAATCATCCGCAACGACGAAGTGGCATTTCCATGGTTGGCACCAGCAGGAACACGCCGTGGAGTGGTAGACAATGCCATACAAATTGGTTACATCAATGCTGCCACTGGTGAATTTGAAAGCCTGGGAGTTCGTCAAGGCCTACGTGATACCTTGTATGAAAACAGTATCAATCCTATCACTTTCATACCTGGAGTGGGTATCACCAACTTTGGCAACAAGACCACTACCACACTGACCAGTGCCTTGGATCGTATCAACGTGGCACGTTTGATAGCATTCATACGTGGTCGTTTGGAAACCATTGGCAAACAGTTCTTGTTTGAGCCCAATGATCAGATCACACGCAATGAAATTAGAAATGTTATTGATAGCTTGATGATTGATCTGGTGGCCAAGCGCGGCATCTACGACTACCTGGTGATTTGTGATCTTACCAACAACACACCAGCACGTATCGATCGCAACGAACTATATGTGGATATTGCTATTGAACCAGTCAAGGCTGTAGAGTTTATCTACATACCGGTTCGTATCAAGAACACAGGAGAAATTGCTGCAGGTGCAGCGGTCTAATAGGAAACAATCAGGGCTCCAACCACCCTGATTTTTCAGACTCAAGCTACCATAAATAACAGTACACAGGAGATAACAAATGGCCGTTTCATCGCTCAGTAGAATGACAGTGCCTTTGGCAAGTGACCAAAGCAGCCCAGTCCAAGGTTTATTAATGCCCAAGCTCAAGTATCGCTTTAGAGTGATATTTGAAAATTTTGGCGTTAGCACACCCCGCACAGAATTAACCAAACAAGTCATGGACTTTACACGTCCAACTGTGAGTTTTGAACCCATTGATGTTCCAATCTACAACAGTACCATCAAGTTAGCTGGCAAATACAGCTGGGGCGACCTTACTTGCCAAGTTCGTGACGATGCAGGCGGACAAGTCAGCAGGTTAGTCGGCGAGCAACTACAGAAGCAGTTGGATTTCATGGAACAAAGCAGTGCTGCTGCTGGTATTGATTACAAGTTCCTTACACGCTTTGAAGTTCTAGATGGCGGCAACGGTGCCAACGAACCCATAGCATTGGAAACTTGGGAGATCTATGGTTGCTATCTCAGCGAAGTCAACTACAACAACATGGACTACGCCGAAAGCGCAGTGGCCACGATCAGCATGACCATACGCTTTGATAATGCGGTTCAAACTCCAGCTGGAAGTGGAGTTGGCGCTGTTATTGGAAGAACCATCGGCGATGTAGCCACAGGCTAAAGCTCATGAGCTTTGGTCAGGATTTTTTACAAGGGTTTTTTACACCCGATGGGCTGAAAGATTATGCCCATGCGGCCAAGACATTCCGTACCAATGGCTACGAACTTAGCCCCAGGACCAAGTTCCTCTTTCATGTTTTCTTCAATATCAACACTGGACAGATTCCATCCTTGCAAAATGTGTTTGGCAATGGCGATATAGCCAGTGTAGGGCTCATGGTCAAGACAGCACAGTTACCGACCTACACAGTCAGCATTGACACAATGAATCAGTACAATCGTAAACGTCTGGTACAAAGCAAAATACAATACAACCCAGTGCAAATAGTATTCAATGACGATCAAGGAGACTTGATTCGCAACATGTGGTACAACTATTTCAGTTACTACTACAAGGATCCCAGCCAAAAATATCAAGGCAATCCTACCATCGATGGTAGCATTGGCGCCCTGCAGACCTTGCAAAATGGGTTTGGCTACAACACTAGAGATACCTACAGCGGAGATCGTCAGGTCAACGATTGGGGCTACATCGGAGAAAGCTACAACGATGGCACTAAAAATATTGGTGCCGGCAAAGATGGAGGCAAGCCACCTTTCTTCAGAGACATAACCATATATGGACTCAGCCAGAAAAAATATGCGAGCTATACCTTGATCAATCCCATGATCAAAGATTGGCAACATGACACCTATGATTACAGTCAAGGCAATGGCATCATGACCAATACCATGACCATAGAGTATGAAACAGTCAAGTACGGTCAAGGCGCAGTAGGCGGCGCAACCCCCAGCAATACTGTGGTGGGTTTTGGCGATCCAGCACACTACGATACTGTAAAAAGTGCCCTGGCTAGACCTGGAGCTACTGCCACAGTGTTTGGTCAAGGAGGTCTCATTGACGCCATCGAAGGCACATTTGATGACTTGGCCTTGTTGGCTGATGGCAAGGGCGGAGTACAGAATGTGCTAGGAGCCATACAACAAGCTGGCACTGCCTATCAAACCTTTAAAGGTAGAAATCTTCGTAGCATTGTGGACCAAGAAGCCAGACAGGCCTCCAAAGACATCTTGCGAGCTCAATTGCCCGGAGCCGTGCGTGTGGCAGTGAACACAGCCAACGGCATGTTGTTTCCTAAACCACCTCGGGGATAATCATGGGCTCAGTCAATAGTTACAATCCACGAGTTGATCAGACTGTACAAATTTTTGATCGTTTCTACGAGTACGAAGCCACAGTATCGTCCTTGGAATATGATGCGGTGTACAGTTATTTCCGCAGTGTGTTTGGCACAGCCGATGCTGCCGGTAACTTTACAGTGACCTTGTTTCGCATTTCAGAACAAAGTGACATTCCTGTGATGGATTTACTACAACAATTTGAAGGAATGGGAGTTCCAGAACTTACCTTGACTTTGAGCTACTATCTCAACGGACTGAGAAGCAGCAGCACCTTGCTGGGACTGAATGCACCTTTGACACCAAATTTCTATGTGGCTAGAAACGTGCGAGCATGAGCAAGTTTGCACAAGGACCTTACACCATCAAAAATGCCTCCAAGTATGTGGGCAAAGGCACGCCCAGATATAGGTCGGGCTGGGAGCATGCATTCATGCGCTTTCTTGACAACAATGAACATGTGGTCAACTGGGCCAGTGAAAGCATCACGATACCTTACCGCAATCCTGTGACTGGCAAACAAAGCCTGTATGTGCCTGACTTCCTGATCACCTATAGAAACAAAAACAATCAGCTCATAGCCGAGCTGGTAGAAATCAAACCCAAAAAACAAAGCGTGATTGAAAGCAAAATGAGTGCCAGAGAAGGTGCTGTGGTAGCTGTAAACTATGCCAAATGGGACGCTGCTACCAAATGGGCTAGACGCAACGGGCTTACCTTTAGAGTCATAACCGAAGACGATATGTTCCGTAACGGCCGCGGGTGACACCGGTAAATACGGTATGACACGCAAACTTGAAGAGTTGTTTGATCTGCCGCCTACTTCTGAAGAAGTTGACCAAGCCATACCTGCCTTGCCCGAAACACGCTTGAGCTTGGCCGAGCTGGATTCAACCATTGACAAAATAGATGCGGCCCTGCCGGCTGTGCGTGATCTAGATGCCAGCGATCGAGAAATGGACGATCTAGCAGACATGGCCAAAAGCAGCTACAATGATCTCATGGATTTGGGCATGCAGGTAGATTCAAGATTTGCCAGCGAAATTTTTGGTGTGGCCAGCAACATGCTGGGTCATGCCATAACAGCCAAAACAGCCAAACTCAACAAAAAGATCAAAATGATTGATCTCCAGTTGAAAAAAGCACGCATGGACCAGGATCGCAACAAGGACGAGCCCGTGGACACAGCACACGGCGAAGTGCTCAATCATCTCAGTCGCAATGAACTGTTGGAAAAGTTGATTGGCAACAGAGACCAAAACAATAACAAAGCATAAATATCATATAGGGATACAAATATGAAAAATTTTAAAGATTATCTAGCAGAAAGCGAAAGAACCTACAGTTATCGCATCAAAATCGTAGGTGACATTGAGCCAGATTTTATAAAAATGCTTGAAGAAAAGCTCAAGCAGTTTGATCCAGTCAAAGTGTCGGCTGTTAAAAAAACACCCATACAGCTCAAACCTGCTGACTTTCCTGCACACGCCAACGAAAGTGTGAACAGCATGGACTGCGAATTCCGCTATCCAGCCATTGAGCCACAGGTACAACAAATTGCACAATTGTTGGGCCTTGATCCAAACCGTATCCGTTTGTTGACCACGGCCTATGAAGACAGCATGGCCGAAGAAAAAGTCAAGGTCGAAGAACAAAACAAAGATCTACTCACTGACACAGACTTTCCTGCTCCTGATGCAGAACAAAAAGCACTCAGCAAAGATTATTCTGCAAACCCGTATCAACATGCAGTATTAAAAAACACATATCGCAGTGAATTTACCGTGGCTGGAGGCAAGACTCCGCCGGCCAAGACCACAAACGATTTGCCCATGGGTGACAAGAGTCCCATGACCAAGGTCAAGCGACCACCACGTCCGGCAACCGGCGCCAACCCAAGAGGATAACAGCATGACATTTTTTTATGACCTAAACAAGAAACTAGCAGACTTGGCCAAGAAACAAGAGCTTACTGAATCAGCTCAACTAGCAGTGGCCGAAGGCAGTACTGGCGACTACTCAGCTAAAAAAGCTGCCGCTGGCAAAGACATTGGCAAGCCAGGCAAAGCCTTTGCCAAGATTGCCAAGAGCGCAGGCCAACGTTATGGAAGCAAGGCTGCCGGTGAACGTGTAGCTGGCGCTGTGTTGAACAAGTTGCGTGCCAAGGAAAGTGTAGAAGAAAGTGACATGGATGAGTCAGCATTACAGGCATACTTGGGCAAGAAAAAATATGGAGAGACTGGCATGAAGGCTTTGCAAAAAGCCGGACGTGAAGGAGCCAGCAAAGAAACCATGGCTCGTATCCGTGCCAAGCATGACAAGATGGATGAACAAATGGCCGACGAAGGCAATGCATTTGGCAAGGCCGTCAGAGATGCCAAGGCTGATGGCATACAGTCTGGAGAAAAAATTCGTGTAGGCGGCAAAGAGTATCCTGTCAAAGAAGAAGGCGGCATACCAATGACAGCCAAGCAAAAAAGTTTCGCCAAATTGGCACCACCTGCAGACAAGATCACATTTGCTGACAAGATTGCCGGAGCCAAAAAAGAAGTAGATGAAATGCTGGGTGATGTGGCCGCAGAAGCCATCAAGAAAGCTGTCAAGAAATCAGAACCACGCAGCAAAGGCACAGCCTTTGATCCAGAAGTGGCCAAAGGCATGTTCGCACACAAAGACGAGCACCCACGCCATGACGTCAAAGACACAGGTTACAGCAAGCGTTATACTAGAAAAGCCGAGCCCGAGGATGAAAAGGACGACGAAGTCAAAAGCGACATGCCCAAGAAAAAAGGTCGTCCAAAAGGTCCAGACAAAGGTCCTGAGCGCACTACCAAGGGTGCCTGGAAGCACAAAGGTGAGCGTAAAAAGAAAACCGAAGAAGATTTAGATACCGATGGTGTCATGATGACTCGCCCCAGCAACATGAGCAGTGAAGACATGTCGGTTAGTCTCACTGACAAAGGTGAATACGATCAAGAAGGCGACATGGCCAAGGATCAATTGCACACACTAACCAAGGCTGCCAACGAACTCAGTGCTATCCTAGACGATGATCAAAACTTGCCAGAGTGGGTACAAAGCAAGATTACCAAGGCCCTGGACTATATCAACGCTGCCAACGACTACATGGATCAAGAAGAACATGACGACGAAGAAGCTATTGCTGAAAAAGCTGTAAGCAAAAAACAACGCAGAGCCGCTGGCATAGCACATGCCGCTCAAAAGGGTGAGATTCCCAAAAAAGAACTGCGTGGCGCTAGTAAAGAAATGGCCAAGATGCCTGGCGGCGAACTCAAAAAGTTTGCCAAGACCAAAGAAAAAGATCTGCCAGAAAAAGCCAAAGCCAAGAAAGAAGAATCAGTGGAGGAAACCAGTGAAGCACCCAAAGAGAAAAAAAGCTCAGGTGGATTCCAGTTTGGCAAGGGTGTATATGAAAGCCTAGACAAGAAATTCAAACAAGCACTCAACGAAGGCATGAATGTCAGCGTAAACATGAACTCGGGTGCCGACGGCAATCCTACCAAGAGCATCACAGTCAGTGCCGAAGGTGAAGATGCCGAAGCCCTAGCACAGTTGTTGAAAATGGCCGGAATTGGCAGTGCCCAAGCAACACAAACCTGTCCTAGCTGTGGCAAAAGCGACTGTGGTTGCGAATCAATTGATGAGAACTCACCAGACTGGCCTACCAACACAGAAACCAGCGACGATGCCTTGCAATACTCGGGTGGCTTGAACCGACCAAAATCAACTGGCCAGACCACGATACCTGTGATTGCCAGCCAAATGCGTAGACAAGTTTCAATGGAAGAAAGCGTTGAACTTGAGCGCAGTCTGTTTAAACTTTATCAAAATTACAAAGCCCGATGAAAACATTACGAGATTACATGGTTGAAACACAGCACTGGTTACAAACACCAGCTGCTGGTGATGACTTTGCGATCGAGCTGGACGATGGTACCCTGATCGAAACCTATATCATGGCCACCGAAGGCAATGCTGTGTTGTTGGATGCCACACCAGAAATATATGCCACATTAAGTCAGTGGGCACGACTGAGTGAAGATGATGATGAACAAGATTCTGAATTGACTGTGTTGAGCGAAGGCCAGATGAAAGAAATCATGTGGCGCGATGCTGACAGCATGAGTCTTGAACAGTTTGTTGACCGCTGGGGCGATGAAGATTGGATCAGAGAATTTTGGACCGTGATCAATGGCCCAGTAGATGAAGCCAAGTACCAAGGACGTGAAGTACCACTGGGCAAGCCCATGGCCGGCGATGTTAAAAAATCAAAGGTGTATGTGCGTGATCCCAGCACTGGCAATGTAAAAAAAGTAAATTTTGGTGATCCCAACATGAAAATCAAAAAATCAAACCCTGCACGTCGCAAAAGTTTCAGAGCCAGACACAATTGCGCAAATCCAGGTCCGAGAACAAAAGCAAGATATTGGTCTTGCCGTGCTTGGTAAACAAGGAAAACAAAAATGCCACAAGCAAACGTAATCAGTTCAGCCGCCAACGTAACTTGGTACACCGACAAGGCAGAAATCACAGCCCTGGGCGCAGGAGTTACCTATCAAGTGTATGCAGTGGGGTTGGTCACTCCTTATGGCAATGGGACCACGTATACCAGCACTCCAGAAGGCAACATCTGGAGCAACGCTGTCAGCGTGGGCGCCAACACCACGGTACAAATCTATGTTGGTGCAGGCAACAAGCTCACAGTCACCGGCACATTCACAGCCGCAGAATTAGGCACAGCCAGTTCGGCCACTGAAGGTGTAACTGGCGCAGGAAGCTGATCGTGCGAGCCAGAGAGTTTGTGGCCGAGGCCAAAGTTGGCCCAGTCGGCAAACGCAGGAGTGCAGCCACACGTGGCTTACACAAGTTCAGAGACGAAACATTTGCTGACAGATTCTACGAACTCAATAGAGTGATGATGGCTGTGGCCAGCACAGATGGAACTTTTGTGCCAGAGCTGGATGCAGAATCATGGTCAGGTCGTCACGACGTGGCAGCTCCTTATACCAAACAAGAATCTGACATGCTGAAACAAGCCTACAAAGCCACCGGTTCCTGGCACCAAGATCTCAACAGTGGTGACATGGAATCTGGGGAAGTACCATCAACCAATAAGATCAGTCCTGTGGTAGCGTTTAAAGGTTATCCCAGATGAGAGCCAGAGAATTTATTACCGAACAACGCGATCTACCAGCCGAAATAGCAGATCCCTTACGCTATACCTATATACTGCCCGGACTCAGTGCTAGTGATCCTTATCGTAATTACAGATTTGGTGTGGCCATGGCCCGGGCTCGAAGCAACCTTGGTCGTGATCAAGACATCGTGGACAAAGATATCTTGCCCTGGCAAGCAGAAACCGCCTTTGGTGAACACGGGGTGATATCGGGCTTTGATGCCAATGTAGATCCTGTGATTGACATGGCCCTGAAAATGACCCAAACTCCTGGCGGCAAAAAACTAGTTAGTACAGCAGCCAGCCAAGAACCTGCCAGTGTGGATACCACGAGCCCAATCAAGGCATTCAAGGGCTATCCAAGATAGGCTAAATAACACTAACACGGAACTTACGGAAATGAAGATTGCAGATATATTAAGAACATTGGCAGCTAATTTGGAACATGCCCAAGGCGGTGCTCCAGATCCACGCATACAGAATCCAGCTCAACTGATCGACGTGGCCGTTGTAGCCGACACTGACAAGCCCAGTCCCAATGGCACCACGGCCTCGGGCAACGACAAGGCTCCAGAAAACACTTTCCTACCACCTTTGCAACAAAAGCAAGAGTTACTGAAAAAAGCCGTGGGTGTAGAAAATGTGTATGATGACGGCGGCCCAGAATATCAGCACGCTGAAGAAACTGCCCAAGAAGACGAAATGACCACTGAACGCGAAGACATTGTGGATCGTATCAAAAAACTCAGTGGAGTGCCCCAGGCTGCCATCCAAGAACTCAGCAACGACGAAGTCTTTGACGACTAAGGGGCTCGGACATGAGCTTCATCCAAAATCTTTTTACCAGCCGCGACAACAACGCACAAGGCAATACCTATGTGGGTCAACAAGATCGCATCTGGTGGAATCCAGACACCAACGCATTCTACTACAGTGATGGCAATACCGCTGGCGGTATACCCATTGGCGCTGGTGGCGCAGGATCACCTGGTGGCCCAGTCAACAGCATACAATACAACCTAGGTGGTGGCAGTTTTGGAGGCACCGCTGACCTAGTCGTTTCTGGCACTGGTCTCAGTGCCACAGGCAACATCACAGCCTCCTGGTTCATTGGCAACATCAGTGCCTCGGGCAATGTAGATCTAGGCAATCTCTACATCACGAATCAGACCATTGGTGGAACCAATCTCAATGGCAACATCACGCTACTGCCCGAAGGCAGTGGCTGGGTCACTGTGCCCAAGCTGGTGTTGGATGGCCTGACCATTGCCAACACTGGCACAGCCGTACAATTTGACACCGACGTTGACATTGATATCCAACTTGAACCCGGTGTGGGCGGCAACATAATCACAGCTGGTACTATAAAGCCCAGTGGCAACAATCTCGCCGGCATAGGTGCCATTGACAGTCGCTACACCGATCTTTGGCTGGGTGCCGGCAACATCAACCTCATTGATCAAACATTAAGCCAAAATCAACAGATCTATGCCGACAACGGCAACTTGATCGTGGCCAATGCTTCTGGTCTTTCATTTGGCAATTTTCGTTTCTACGGCAACACCATGTCCCTGGCCAATGCCGCGGCCAACATTGTTGTTGGCACAGCCAACGCCACTGGATGGGTGCAGTTCAATCGTTCCATTGCGGTTCAAACCACGGTAGGTGAAACTGCGTTTTCAGTCAATAAAAATGGCCTAACTGAGATCCGCACCCCAAGCACTATTGCCAACACTGAATCGGCTCTGAACATTGTTGGATCCAGTTCAGGCAACACTCAGCCCAGAAACTTCTCAGGCACCATGATCCAGGTCACTGGACAGAACAATGAACCTGCTCGCATCAGCTTTGATGCGTTTGGTGCCAACGGAGCACAAAATGCATACACAGCTATAGCTGCTCGTGCAGCCCGCGGCACAGTGGATAGTCCCACAGCACTACAAGCCAATGACTTGATGATGCGTATCACCAATCAGGGCTGGACCGGCAACGGTGTATATGCCGCAAGCATAGCCCGATTGAACTTTGCAGCAGCTGAAGCATTTACCAGCAACACCGCAGTTGGCACCTATGCCAACATACAGCTCACACCCATTGGCTCCAATGTGATCAAGACCATCACCGGCTTCAGCGGCAACGGCATCAACTTTCCCAGCTCGGGCGCCGGCGGTACCGGCAATCTTGGCATAACCTTCCAGGACGGCAGTTATCAAAACACAGCCTACTCGCCCACTACCACTGTGGGATCGGCCACAGCTGCCACTGGCATCAGCATAGCACCAACTTCGACCAGTGCCACTGGCAACATAACCATAACCAACACTGGTGTGATCACCGTGGCTGGCACAAGTAATCAAATATTTGTTGGCGCAGGCAATGCCATTGCCGCGGCCAATGGCGCAGTGCAGTTGAGCCTGCCACAGGACATAGCTCCCAGTTCCAATCCAACATTTAACACACTAACTGTTAATAATTTAAGCATCATTGGTAATGTCAGCAACGTGATTCCTGCCGTGGTCGATGGCCCTATCATCTATGTGGCCAATACTGCCACTTCTTTCCCCAACATCAACAATTCGGGCCTGATCACCGGCAATGCTGCCAACAGTGTGTATGCTGGTATCTTGTATCAGACCGGTGGACTCTACGCCAACACCTGGGACATGACCATTGGCAACAGTACCGGCATCTTTGCTGGCAATCTATATGCGGACCTGGCCAATGTACAAACTCAAATACATGCTGGTAACGCAGTTGCCCAACTCAACTATCCTTATGCTGTGATACAAGCTGACATGGATCAAGACACTTATACTCAAATAGTGTTCCAAAATCACAATCAAGGAGCCAATGCGTCAGCGGATTTTGTGGCCGTGGCCAACAACGGCGACGACGGTAACTTCTACATTGACATGGGCATGAACAGCAATGTGTACAACAATGCCGATTATGCTGTAACCAAAGCCAATGATGGCTACATGTATGTCAACGGCGGTAACCTGATCATTGGTACGCAAACTGCCACAAAAACAATCTCATTCTTCACAGGTGGGACCAACTCCGCCAGTTTCATACGTGCCACGCTGACTGATGCTGGACTAAGTGTGGTAGGCAACATCAACAGTGCCAATACCATATCTTCAAACTTGGTCACTGGTGTAACCCTAAGCGCATCGGGCAACGTTATAGGCAACAACATATTGTCCTTGAATACAGTGTCAGCACAGGGCAATGTTATTGCACAAAATGTCAATACCGGCATTGTCAGTGCCACTGCTAACGTTGTTGGTGGCAACATACGCACCACAGGTTTGATTTCGGCCACTGGCAACATCACTGGTGCCAACTTGATCACCGCCACCACTGTGATTGACGGCGGCATCAGCACTTCAGGCAACATAACCGGTGCCAATATCATAACCTCGGGCCTAATATTAGCCACAGGCAACATCAATGCCGCCAATGTTGTGGCCAACTTGGCCGTCATCAGCTCCACACTCAGCATCCTGGGCAACATACAAGGTGGTAATTTATTAACCGCGGGCATAATCTCTACCACGGGCAATGCCACATTTGGCAATGTTCAAACCACAGGTCGTGTCAGTGTAACTGGCAACGTGGATTCGGGCAATCTAAGAACCACAGGTATTGTTACAGCCACGGGCAATGTGACCACAGCCGGCTACTTTGTTGGCGACGGCGGATTCATCAGCAACATCACTACTGCCGCATCTACCAAGATTGTCAACGGTACTAGCTGGGCCAACATAGCCGCACTCAACGGCAATTTGGTCATGGCCATAGCCGGCAACACAATAGGAACTATCAGTACAGGTGGAGCCAACATCACTGGTTATGCCAATGTCACTGGCAACGTTACAGGTGGCAATCTAACCGTCACAGGTATTAGCAATTTAAATGCCAATGCCAATGTTAAAATCACTGGTGGTAGCACCGGACAACTGCTGAGCACGGATGGTGCTGGCAACTTGAACTGGATCAGTTCGGGCAACATTGCCAGCACATCAGGCACATGGACACCCACTCTGGTTCCAGAAACTGGCTCTTATAGCTTGACCATAAACAACACTTATT